TAGTCCGCATCATCGCCACCGGCAAAGAAATTGTCGTGAAGTCATACGGCAATGGCGCAATAGACGCAGCTGGTAATTTTTACCATGCTAGTACATATGAATTTGTGAGGAATGTTTGATGAACTATTACAACAGTGACACACTGCTTGAGCAGCAACAAGAGATTCAAAAGCTGAAAGATGAGCGCGACGCATACCTTGCTGAACTACAAAAAGCAAACGCAGTAATTATTGATTTGCAGAGGAATCCGCCAAATATGCTTGAGAGCTGCCTGCGCCAAGTGCGGGCGGATGCTGTTAACAAGTTTGCGGAGCATGTGTTTACTGGTACTGATTGCTTGCACGTAAACTTGAAAACATACGCCAACCAATACGCTGCCAGCATCTTAGCTGGTAAGGAGTGAGTGATGAAAAATGAAAAACAAAAAAGGCTGGAGAGCGCAAACCAGTTAATTCAAATAATCTCTAGCCACGGTCGCCGATTTTTCTTCAATGAGAAACATCAGCGCACATCAAGTATGGTTATTGATACTGGTGGAAAGGTTTATTTTATTGATGATTATACCGGCAAGGCGATTTACACACATAAAACAGGATTTCACCACGGCTGGCGCGGATTCTCGCATGGCGGCACGTTGCGCACATTGGTAGAGATGATGCGTGATTACGTGACGAAAGGCGTGCAGATACCGGCGCATTACCTCGGTCTTGAGCGCAGCTTTACGAACGGCAACATTTGGGGTTATTCGCCTGAAGAAATGCAAGCGGTGCGCGACAAGGCTTCGCTGCTGCCGATAATTAAAGAAGCCAAGCGGCAGGATGGTGAGCAATGACCATCCTCGCATGGCTAGGCTTCGGATGCGCAATAGCCTGCATTGTGGTTTATGCGCTGGTTCAGTTTTTACCTGGAGATTGAGATGATTTATAAATTTAGGCAGTCGATAATTTCCATGGCTGTAAAGATGTACATTGCCAGAATCGGTGTGGACGATTTAACCGCTGGTATTTCTGATATTGTCAAACACGTAAGGGGTTTCAGCGATGAAAGATAAAGACTTTGTTTGCGTGGCACTTGGCGTTTCATGGTTCGTTGTGTGCCTGCTGGTCGCTGCTGTGCTTATGGGTAACTCATAATGTTGTCTCCACTAGACCAACTCTATCTAGACACAACCAGCAAAGAAGATTTACTGGCAGAGATAAACGACCAGCGCCGGCAGGTTATTGAGGCGCGTGGCTTGGCTGCTGAATTGGAGCGTAAGTTGTGGTCTGTTGAGAAAGAGCGTGATGCGCTGATGGTTAAGGTTGCTAGAATAGATAAGCTGGAAAAGGAAGCAAAACTAGCAAGGGCAAGGTTTTCAAAGCTCAAGAAAAAGACCGGAATTCAAAAGGAAGACCCAAAACGGATAAAGGTAATAAAGCTGCATGAGATGGGCATGAAGCCATTGGAGATAGCAATGCAGCATAATATCAATTACGGGTATGTTAGAAACGTAATCGCTGAGTATAAAAAAGCCGCTTTATCAATTTGATAGGCGGCTATGAAATACAGCTGGGGAACGATGCTTGAGATGAGTCAGAGCTTCATAGTTATCTTATGGCATTGTATTCGTTTATGCAAGCCTGCAATGCTATTCGATGCCTTCCAGCTTCCTCAGCGTATTTTCCCGCCATGTAGTCAGATATTCCAAGCAGCTCGGATAGCACTCTGGTATTTGTTGCGGCATTTGCGCGTTCTGCGAGAGTGCTGGAATTGCCACTTGCGGGCATGGCCTTAATTCTGTTGAGTTGATCGCGCATCCTGCCAGCAGAAGCGTCGGCAGCAGCCAAAGCGGCTTGGTGTTTGTCTTGTAAATCTTTTGCAGTCTTGTAAGCATGCTCAAGCTCCACGGTTAGTCGTTTCTGTTTATTCTGAACTTCTTCAAGCGCTTTCTGATTGGCTTCAGCATCTGATGTCATGTGTGCAGACCATTTGGCTTGCCACTGCCAGTCAGCGACTTTGTAGCCGCTGAGTGATGCAGCAACTACAGCGCCTGCCATTAGGTAGTATTTAATCATCTTTGACGTTGCCTTCTCTGATGTACTTTAAACCTTGCCAGATAGCCGTGATTAAAGCCATCCCTATTGCGCTATACGCGATTGCAGCCTGAACTGGGTCCAGTTGCTTAAGACTGCGCACAATCTCCCACAGGAGCAGCTGCGAGCTTATGATAAGACCAACCGGCACTATACGCATTTGACGCAGCGTAACGTGCAAAGGTTGCTTAATGATGAACCCGAGCACATTATCTATCGCCTCTAGCCAAGTCATGCTTAATACTCGAAAAACACATCTTGCGGCAATGATTCGTCAATGTCGCAGTGGAAGAAGTTTTTGGCCTGATTGTAGCCAATTCGGCGAAATCCAGCAGCGTAAAGACCTTTTAAGATTGCGAACCTTGCCTGACTGCTAGGGCATGCAATATCAACCGCCAAGCCGCGCAAGTGAGAGCTGTTGGGCGTGCCGCCGACATTCCTGTTATGGTTCGCGCATCGTGCGCCGGAAGTGATTACAAAAGGCAATGCAGCAACCTCCCGCGCCTCATTCAGCTTAATCAAAAGCTGCCTAGTGATATTCATTCCGCAACCACATCGGCACATCGTTTCAGAATCACTGAAGTAGCTCATTCACGCAATCTCCATAAGTCTGAAACTGTCGGGCTATACCCATCAATAAAGCGCTTGGTTACGTGCCCAACAAGCTCAGAGCAATTATAGCTGTACTTGCTGCCTAAGCTAATTCTAAGCAACCTGAAGAGCCACAGAGCGCCTATGGTGGCAAGCATGTCGTATTCTGTTTTGCTAGTAACTAGCAGCTCGCACTGCTCGCGCCAGGATTCGTTACTTGTCCAGACTTCTTTTGTGCGCCAAGCTGAGTAACGTTTTTTAAACACGTCTGCCGGCGTCTTGATAACGCCTTTACGCCTGCCAATTCTGCCTTTGTAGCGACCGCCGACAGACTCATAAACATAATCACCATCCAAGATGGCAACGTGCGACCACGGCGACACATCAAAAAACCGAATCAGCAGCCCGACAAATTTCGAGCTGCGGCCAAAGATTAAAGTGACTTTATGCACGGTCAATGTACCAAAGATTTAAAACCGCAGCGGTTGAGCTTGGTTTTTTTGCTCTGATTTTCAGGTTCCTATTTACCTGAATAGCGTTAACGGTTGTTACAGGCATAGCGCCTAATGATGAGTTATAACCAAGCAGATATGCATTGCTGTCTGTGTATGAAACCGCAGACCCAGTTAAAACCACAACGCCATCAACTTCAATTTCAGACTCTAGCAAGTTTGATGTTCCGTTAAGACCTGTTAGCGTGGCCGCAATCAAGATGCGAGTTTTACCAGCTGGCACATCCAAATTACACATCTGTGTCAGCGCAGCACTAATGCTTGTGGCTGACGAAGTAAATGCAGGAGTATATACTGCGCTATTTGGCGCTATCGTGACCGTAGCTTGTAGGCTGTTGAAATAGTTGGCACCTAAGCCGTTAATATCAAAAGGACCAGACATTATTCTTCCTCCGGCATGAATGAGTTAAAATGCGCTTTGTCGTTGAACTTGTAGCAAGTCATTGGCGGAATACCATCAAATACCCGAGAAGGAGTTGCAGGCGTTACGATAAAATCATCAGCATCTTCAATTATGCCGATCACGTTAACGTGCCAGCCATCAACCGCCACTGGATTTTCTGGGTCTGTTTTATCGTAAACCAGTCCGATTTCATCAATAACCATTTGCTTTCCTCCGCATATTTCCCATCACCTCATCGATTGTACCGACAAACACATAGACTCTAAAGTGGTATGTGCCGGATGGATTTGCAAATCTGTAGACAGTATTCCACTTAACAACCTGTTCAGGAATGAATCGCCAGCGGCCATATCCTGCGGATTGCCACAGCGCTTGCGGAAGCTCAGGCGACCATGCACCCATTGCATGCTGACCGTCAGGCGTTGATAGAATAACCGGCAAATTCTGCTCTCCAGGGCCATCTGATAACAAACCGAGCGAGTTAGTCACCGGATTATAAGTCCAGAAAGCCGAAAAACTTGGTGGCATGTAACCAGTCAGCACTTCAAAAGTAGCGCTTGCGTGCGCCTCATTCGCCGGTAAATTGAACTGAACAGAGTATTCAATAACATTATTTGGCATGACATAAACATGCTTGTTTAGTGTGTGCTGACTGATGAACTGCCAGCCAACCGGCTTCCAAAATGCCATCTGCGTATAAGTGGCCAGCGTGTTGCTGGTCTGCCATGAGGCAATCAGCCGGCTGGTTGAGCCTGATGGATTTAAGCCGTCCTGCTCTGAGCCTGCCTCTGTTGGGTTAAACGCTTCGCCCAATCCGCCGAAGCTCGACGCTGACTGCATTTGCCGCCCGTGGTCGTAGTCGTCAATATACTCAACGCCGCGCAGCTTTACGCTGCATACCGCGCCAGCGTCATGCGAGCAGGTTTTAACAGTTAGCTGCCCGTTACTTATAGTCATTGCCGACTGTGGCGCTGCCGACACGCAAAATGGGATTAGTAACGCGATTAATTTCATCATGCTGTCAACGCCTGCATATCTGCATTGCTAAAAATACCACCAAGGTAAACTGCCCGTTTGATTGGCGTATACGGTTGCAGTGTGGCGCTATTGTAGCGGCGACACCCTATACCAAGTTTATCGTACCCTGTAGGCAGCGCTGTAGTGGTAACGCTTGTGCCTGCCGCACCATTAAGCCAGAAAGACCAGCTGTAAGTGCCATCAGAATTCCTAACATACCTGACAGCAGCTTTGTATAGCACTCCCGAGGTAAATGTGCCAACAGACAAGTTGGTATTAACTCCAGATACTCGAATTGTAGCAAACAGCTTATTGCTATCAGCGCCGCTGCCATAGTTAATTGAGCATTCTTGCGTAGTGCTTGTGTCGCCAATCGCGATCAGTCGTTCTAAGTTGCCGAAAGCCTGAGCGATAAATTCAACGTACAAAACACCGCCATTTAATGCAAAGGCGTTTGCCAAGTCGCGCCGAACCTGAGTAGCAGCTCGCGTTACTTGCGCTGTAGTGGTTGGAATGTAACCAGTATAAAAGCTCCCAACCTCTAGCTGCGGTGTTTCGTGTATCACTGTGCCGGTTGCGTTGTTAACGCAGCCAAGGCCAATCCGCACAAAATAACTACCACCAACAGCGCCAGTGGTAAAAGTAATTGCGTAAGTGCCTGCTGAAGTAACTGAGCTGCCGTTTAAAATAGTTGTACCAGATGGCGTGTCAGCTCCGCCGACAGATACCGCCCGCATTACAACATCTGTTGCGATTGTACCATTTGCAAAATAACAGCTTAGAGTATAAGTTGTTAACGCTGCTAGTGTTACTGTCTGCTCATAACATTCTCTATTAGTAGTGCCTGACTGTGTAGATCGTATAGCTCCGGAGAATCGCGGGCTGGCTGCGGTCGTGGTGACGCCTGTACTAAAAGCAATCACCCAACCAGTCGGCGGAGTTTCACCACTAGCCGCTGTATACTGCGAGTGTAGCAGCAGGTTTGTCGATGCAGGTCTAGTGTTAATGCCTAAAGATTCGCCTGTAGTCGCATTGTATTGTATTGATGGAGTATCAGCACCAACAGATTGAACGTTAAACGGGCCTGTGTAAGTCTCGTTTGACGCCCTGATGGTTTGAAGCACTGACGTCAACTGCTTAGGCTCAATCCCGTACCGCTCGTACGCAAAATACTTGTTGCGCGCAAAGTTGAAATCCAGTAATGCGCGGGAGAACAAGCTATCGACGTAGCGAGTGAATGACTCACCGCTTGCGACAACCCATGACGCGCTAATTCCAGGCTCTGCCGCTGTAACGTTTGCAAGGTTTGACAGCAGCACCCATGTTAGACCGTTGTGATATACGGATGCTGGCACAGCAAGCGAGCCAGTCAGCGCAGACCATGAGCCTTTGAAGTTTGCAGTGCCGGCAGCCAAATCTTTATAGGACAGCGCCAGTGCAGCAGAGGCATCTGATGCTGAAGCTGAATTCTGCGATTGCAATGCTGAAGCCTGTGCAGCTGCTTTATCCGCTTCAATCTCAGCGCCTGACGAATCAATATAAGCGCCAAACGCGTTCAACTCAGTGCGGAAGTTAGGCAAAGCGCCTAGAAACGAATCGCCATTGGTTGCAAATTCTGCCGGCGTCTGCGTGCGCTGCGGCACCGTGCCAAGGCTGGTTATTGGTGGGTATGCCATTAGATTAAACCCTCAATTTGTAAAGTCGCTGAACATTTTACTGGGCCATCAATTGTGTTGATGTAGTTTTTATAATACCCATAAACGATTGTATCATCATCTGATTCATCTGTACCAACCCAGACGCAAGGAATGGTTGTTAGCGCTGACAGGTTTCGCATGACATAGCCAACCCGCCCCTTGTCCACCCTAATATCAAAATCAACCAGCTTGGCAGTGCGCCTTGGCACAATAATAAAGTTGCCGAAGTCATCACGCTCTTTGCGGCTAAAGTCTAGCAGCTGAATTGAAGTGCCGTAACATGCCACACCTAAAGTTAATTGCTGTCCCATCACCATAGTGCCGACTGATACTGATGTGTCTCCGTCAAATGACACTGAGATAGTCGCCTGACTGTATGACGGCATATCCATCACAACGAACTCTGACCGAGTGACGATTGGCGCGAAGAAGTATTGATACCAGTCTACAACTGATGAGTTGTCTTGCAGGTTTACAACCTCGCTGTAAACAAGACCTTCTGTCGGATCATCCATCTCAATAGTAACTTCAGACACGCCCGTCATGTTGAAAGCAGCGACAGCTGTTGCAATTCTTCCAGGTGTAACTTCAACCGTTAGCGGTGCAGATGTTTCAGTAGATACTGAGCCGACAACGCCATCAAACATCCGGTAACGGTTTGTATAGCCAATCACAATCCAAGTCGGCACATCTTTAGCAGCGCCCACATCAGGCTCGTCAGTGGTGTTCGGTGTCGCAACAACCTCGTAAATTAGGTGAGTGGTGGTCAGTATGCGCTGCGTGCCTGTGTTGTACGTTCCGGCGGTCCATGTCACTTCTCCGGCTGCCGTATCTGGCTCAGGTATCGTGCTGCTTGTGAGCGCAGAACCTGATATTAAGTCAACCGGCTGTATTACTCTCATACGACTGCCCTCGTGTCTAAGCCGTCCATCTCTACGCGCTGCAATGTGTCAGCAGTCTTGGCTGTGTGCTTGGCTGTTGATTCTTGAGCGCTCAGAATTTGATTCAGTAAGTTTACCATCTCTTGCGAGATTGGCTCGCCATTTGTTGTATATCTATCCGGCATTGTTGGCGGCACCCACACGCGACCGCCAGGCTTTGCGATCTCAACAATCTGCTGACCAACTTGAACAATTGCTGCCTCAACTCGGTTGATTGCCGCGACTTGCTCTGATGCTACACCTAAGCCTAGCTCATTGGCTGCATTCATCGCTGCATAGAATTCAATAAGTGCTTGGTCAATAGTCAGCAATCTATCATCAACACCAAGCAGCGCATTCAGCTGTTTCTGAGCTTCAGTTAACTGCTCATCAATCTTGCCAACTTGCTCATCGTGGAGTTTTTGCGCAGTCTCTGCCGCAAGGTCTAGCTTGGCGAGTTGCGCAATGTAATATTCATCAGCTGCAGTCGCTTGGTATTCAATCCATTGCAGCTGCGATTTGGCACCACCCATCGCACCGCCGACAATGCCCTGAATGCCTGCCGCTTGATTGCGAGCAATAGCCATTGCGCGGTTTTGCTCAAATGCCGAGCTAAAGCCTGCTGAGCCTGAGCTAGATACGCCAGAAAGCACAGATGATAAACGCGAAGAGTCTGGCAGCAATCCCGCCTTGGCTTCGTTGTAAATCATCGCAAGCTCTTTAAATGGATTGGCTTGCGTGCCGGTATCGGACAAGAAACCGGTCAGAATGTCGTTAAGACCTTCGAGCTTGTTGACGTACTGCTCGACAGCTTTACCTTGCTCTTGATAACCGTCAATCACAGAATCGCGCTGCTGCTTCAACAGGTCTTTTTCTGCGTTAATTGCTTCGAGTTTTAAATCTAGCTCAGTGCCTAACCGGTCTTTTTCGCGCTGTGCAGACTCTTGCAGTTTGCCAAATGCGTTTTGTGCTGCATCGATTGCCGCTGATGCCGCATCTCTTGCCGATTGCGCAGCTGCGTCCTGTGCTGATGCAAGCTCACGCTGAGCCGCCGCAGCATCTTCTGCCGCATAGATTTGCAGGAGTAAAGCCCGCAGCGTTTCGTCAGTTGCGTCTAGCTCCATCTGTCGGCGCAAAGCCAACGCCTCAGCAGACTGCCCGAGCGCATCATACAGGCGCAATTGCAAGTCTAATCCTTGCGCTTTCAGTGCTGCTGCTTTGGCTTCAGCTTCTTTTCGTGCTGCTTCTGCTGCATCTTCCGATGCTTGGCGTTGCGCCTCTAAAGCGGATAAGTATTGGTCCATTCCTGGAACTAACTTCATCAGCTCCGCAAACATCTTCTGACCGGCTTCGGATGTCAAATCTAAGCCATCCACAAGCGCCCTGAAGCCTTCGCGGGTATCAGGCATGGTGACATTCAGCGCAGCAAACGATTCGCTTAGCTGCGCTAACAAATTAGCCTGTTGTTCAGCATCTGAGTAAAACGCGGAGTAATACTGACTGGTTAGCGCTGACAGCTGCTCAAGACCGCCAGCAAGCTCAACGATGTTGGTCGCTGCAACCATCGCAGCTTTGCCGGTCAGTCCAAAGTTAACGCCGAGCACATCGGTGACACCTTTGACAGCCTGCATGTTCATTGCCAGGCGGTTGACTGTATCGACTACGCCTTCACCTTCTTTCTGCAATCCATCTAGTGAATCGCCGAAAACGGCATTGACCAAACCTTCAGTTGTGGATCCAACCCATGCAGCAATGGCATCCTGAATTTCCGCCTCTGTCTTGTCTTTAATGTCGATATTGACTGATGAGGCAAAGCCTTTAATTACTGCGTCAGCACCTTCAATGCCGAATGTTGTCGCAGCCGCTAAAAGTGATTCGCTGATTGCATCGAATGCGTCATCAATGGCAGATGCGTCATAACCTGATGTTGATGTGCGGCGTTTTGTGCCGCGGAACAGGGATTTTTTGCGGCTCTCTTCTGTAGTGATTGAGCCGGTAATATCTCCGCCACCTAATGACAGCCCGAGCGATTGACCGGTAGTTTTAAACGATGTGCCAAACAGACCGCCGCCCGACAACTTCTGGATGCCAGCCAATGCCGCGCCAAGACCGGCAATGATAGGCGTTGCCATGCCAAGACCAGCCATGATATTGCCAGAGCCAAGCAGTGAGCCTGCACCGCTAAACAGCGTGCCGAATTGACCAGCGCCAACCAATGCGCCGCCGCCCATTAAGCCGCCGCCGAATGAGCCACCGATTAAACTTCCAAGTCCGGTAATGCCGCCGCCAATACTGCCGAGCAGCCCAAGGCCGGATGCAGCGCCACCAATGCTTGATGCGCTAGCGCCACCAGGTAACATACCACCCATACCCATGCTAATCATAATTGGGCGGGTTAAAGCCATGTGTGCCATTTCAGCCAACATCCGCTTGAATGCGTTTTTCATGCCGTCAACGACAGATTCGAAGCCGTCGAAAGCATTCATCCATGCATCTGCAAATGCTTCCTCTATGCGCTCTGCGGCTTTTTCGCTGATTGATACTGCGCGCTTGTTGTCTTGGTCAAATGTGTCAACACCTTCTGACCATTCATCCATGAGCTTTTCTGCGGCTTTTGCGCGGTTTTGATATACCTCTGTCAGCATATCTTCGCCGCCAAAAGCATCTTCCATTTCAGCTTCTAGCTTGGCAATGCGGCGGATTTGCTCCTCAACTTCTTTGCCGGCTTTCTGCCAGCGGATCAACTCATCAACTTGAGCTGATAATTCTGGCGTCAACTGTTTTGCAGAGTCGAAGCCAAGCTCGAAAGCCAAGGCTAGCTTCTGCGCGGCAGCTTCGCCGTTGACGAATTCTTCTTTAGCCAGCATTGCCTGCTGAGTTAATTCTTTGAGCTTGTCTTTTGCAGATGCAGCACCGACACCACCATCAGACAGCGAATCAGCTAACAGCTTGGCTGTATCAGCAGCGGTGATGCCATCGGTTGCTAATTTGTTGATGGTGACGATAAAGTCAGCCAGCTCTTTGTCTGACATCTTCGCAGCTTGTGCTGTTTGCAGTAGGTATTCGCGGGCCTTGTTGATGCCTTCAGGTGATTTCGCCTCACCCATTGCCTTAATAGCTTTGAGTACATCAATACCCAATTGCTCAGCAGCTTTGCCAGTTTGGCCGAATTTCTCGCCGATTTCTGTAACTGTTTCAGTGAACGCCTTGCTACGACCGCCGCCAAAGTAACCGAATTGAAGATTAAGCTCTTTCATTGCGTCGGATACATCGTACAAGCCATACCCAGCGCCAGTCAGTGAATCGACCATATCAGCAGCCGCTTTTGACGCAAGCGTCATTGCTTCGGCGGATTTAATCATTACAGCCTGGAGTTGCGCTTTTGCGGCAAGGTCTGATTGCTTGGCTAATTCTTTAATCTCGTTGGTGAGCTGCAATACGCCATCTTCGTTACGCTCTGCCGCCTCACCTAAAGCATCCATTGCCGTTGCGAGCTTTTCCGCATTGGTTTTGCTGTCCATTAGTGACGGGGCGAGCACCATACCAGCAACACCAGCGACAGCGATTAACGCACCTACAATCGCACCAGTCGGCCCAAATGCTGATGCCATCTGAGAGCCTTGCTGCGACAGAATCATAAAGGCATTAGCGCCCATCTGAGCCTGTACGATGGTATCTTGAAGCTGATAGCCGAATGACTGCATTGCACCGCGAGCGCCACCATAAGCGCCACCCATCTGAGAAGTCGCCAATGCGTTAGCTTTTGCAGCAGCCGCTGAGCGCTCATACGCTTCGATTTTGTCAATAGCTGCAACAATGGCTTGTTTATCGGCCTGAGTCGCCCCGAGCTGATTGGCTTTGTATAGCGCAAGCTCTTTGCTTGTCATTCCAAGCATGCCGACTTGCTCTGTCAGTGATGATGTCATCGCCTTGATAGCTGCCAGCCTTTGCTGTTCAGATGCTAATGCGTTTGCCGTAGCGGCTTGGCTTTTTCTTGTCGCTTCAATTTCTTGTTGTAGCGCAGAAATCAGGCGCATAGATTCAGATGACGCGCCATTCTTTGCGGCTTGATAGCGCTGCATTTCGGCTGCTGTCATGCCGAGAGTTTCTTTCTCTTCCTGTAACGACTTAACGATAGAATCAACAGACTGCTGCATTCTCATCGAATCAGCCGCAGATTCAGCAGTCGCTTTACTTGCTTGCTCATATGCGTTTATTTTTGCATACATGGCTGACAATGCTTTCTGGTCTGCATCTGTCGCACCTAATTGAGCGGCCTTGTAAAGTAAAAGCTCCTTCTGTGACATCCCGAGGGTTTCGGTTTGCTCGCGCATTGCGCTCATTAGCGCAGTCAACCCGCTGATTCTGCGCTTTTCTTCTTCATTTAGTTTTTTGAGGTAATCAATATCATCCTGAAGCGCCTCTATCATTTTGCGCTCAGCATCGGTAGCGCCTGCCATTGCAGCAGTCCTACTTGCGAGCTGCGAGTTTGTCTGACCTATTTGGTCATATTCTTTGCGCATGGTTGATATTAAGAGTTGAGCGGCTGTCTCTTGCTTTTTCGTAGACGCCTCAGCTTTTAAGCCAGCCTTTTCTAATGATGCTAAAGCCTTATCAATTTTCAGCAGGTCGGTAGTATCTGCGGCGAAGCCAATCTGCGCTAAAGTATCCATGAACAGCCCTCAAGAGTCTTTGGCACAGTATAGCTTAGTGGTCGGTCCACTTAAAGGCTTGTGGCGTGCTAGCATAAATTATCAACATAAGGAGTACATATGAAAAAGTTTATTATCGTGCCATTGGCATTTTTTGCTTTTAACGCATTTGCAAACTGCCAATTAATATCATCACTGTCATCAGCCGTAATGAAGGCAAGGCAAGCGGGAGTCAGCAAGGAGTATTTGGTTATGCGTGCTTCTGATGCACCTGAGAGCATAAAGCCTCTTTATTTGGGCTTGATTGATGATGCATACAAAACTCCTGTAATGAAGTCAAAAGAAGATGCGGATCGCGAAGTGCGCAAATATGAAGGCGAAATGCTTGCTCTTTGCGTTGGCGGTTTACTGAAAAACAAAAAGCCTCACTAGGAGGCTCTCATCATCGCTTTCATGCGCTTGGCGTTAATCGCTTGGATTTCCTTCAGCTTGTCATCATCTGGAATAATCGGCGGGTCAATCTTGTTATCTTGACTCGTTTTGCTGTACCAGTTGCAGTAGGCGTTAGACATTGCACGTAATGCGCCAAACTCCCATGATTCTGCATCAGTGCCGGATAAGTCAGACCACGCTTTTATCTCTGACCAGTTCAGCGGCTCAGGTCCGTTTAATCCGCGAGCATACCAACCCAAATCACTAAACCAGCCGGCTATGTATTCGCAAGGCGCTTCAGGAAGCCACGCGGCATCGCCGTAAATATCTCTAAAAGTGTCGTGCGAATCCTTGTGCGGCGCATGAAGCCAGCCGTAATAGCCAGCCCATGCGCACAGGTCTTGCGTTACTTTTTTAAGTAGTTATTCCGGTCGCTGATGAACTTATCGACCTGCTCATAAACGACTGGGTATTTTCCGTAAAACTCAATCGCCTGCTCTTGGCTAAACTTCTCTTTGAAGTTTTCCCAGCCCTGAGTCAGTTCAGCGACAAACTCAATATTGATTTTGCGCAACGCTTCAACGTCAGATTCAGTCGGCAATGCGTCTTTGTGGCGCTTCTTGTTGATAACATCTTGCTTGCGGATTTTAGCCAGCAACGCTTTACGAGCTTGCTTGGAGTCAGCACCATACAGGCGAATCAACAAAGGCTTGGTTTCGTCATCAACTTTCTGACCATCTACCAGCTTTGGCAGATAGCACAAACGACCATCAGGGAAAGCAATGTGCAGCTCTGAAACATCGTTCAGTTGCAGGGCGGAAAAATCAAAATCTAAATCAGACATGGTAACCTCATCAGTAGTTACATCCATTAAATTAGGTGGCAGGCGGTGGATGAATCCGCTTTTCCCGCACGTTACGGTAGCCAAAATCATTGTAAATAAAAAAGGCTGGATTTACCAGCCTTCTTCTTTTCAGCTCAGTATTAAAACTCTAGCAGCGAGCAAACCAAGCCTGTGCCGGATGTGATCGCAATAGTGCCTTGCAGGTATGCGCTGACAGTTTCCAGCGGGATGGCTTTCACAACGCCAGCAGCGATAGAGCCGACAGCGTAGCCGCCTGACACATCCAAACTGACAGCGCCAGGCACAGGCACAGTAGTCGATGCACTGCCGTCAATCACCGGAGACAAAGCACCGGCAGTTGCGTTACGGATAACCAGCACCGGATTGCGCGAAGCGTTGTAAACGAAAGTATCAGCAGTGCCGGTCAGAGTTACTTCAGTAACTGTGCGCTGACCGGAGCCTTGCATATTGGTTGCGGTAATCGTAGCCATATTATACCTCTACGATTGGTTTATTGAACTCAAGCTGCATTGAGGTGCCAACCATTGAGTTTGCGCCGCCAGGGTTTTTGCTTGAGCTAAACGCCTTGCCGTAGGTGTAATCAGTAGAACCGTCTTGATAGACGATTTTGATTGATAACAGCGCAGTAGCAGACAGCACGTTTGCACGCAGCAGGTCTTGGCCGGCGTCAGCAGCGTCATAAGCGCCATCAACAGCAACAGAGCCGTAGTTGATGAATCCTGAGTATTTCTCGGTAACGCCGGTCGCCAATGGTTCATGCGTCACAACTTGACGCTGCGGGCCATAAGCTGGAATTGTGGTTACTTGTTTTACTTCAGTATACGTTAATGCGGCATAGCCTACAGCGTCGAAAGTAGCCGGAGTCGATGCAGAGACGTATAGTTTTGTCTCGGTGCTGGTCATTACGCTCATATTAAACCTCTTAAAAGTGAATTGATTGCAATCATCCGCATACAGTATAAGTGGTCAGTCCACTGCAAGCAAACTTTATGCTAAGCTCAGTATTCCTATGGCACATGGGAGCGTCATCGTTAACTGAGTACTCCTTGCTCGCTGTTGTGCGATGGGTAACGGTAAATGTGCAAGCCAAGTCGTACAGGTCTTTTCAGGAGCTAGCCACTCCGGCGGTTCGGCTAGTTAACCACGGTATACCGAATCACTACACCAGTTTGATACCACTCGCCATCAATAAAGCCAGTCTCTCTATCAGATTGCTCAATGCGGACTTTCTGCCCGCCTTCTGTCAAAACCAAGCCACGCGGAAAGCCTGCGATAATTGTATCGATATGAGCTAATGCATTGAACTTGCCGTTATTCTTTGGCACGAAAACGCCAACTCTATAAAGACCGTCTTGACGCTGAAAACCATCAGCAGTCAATGCAGGCGCTTGCGTCATGCCGGATAAGTCGGCCTCTCGCATGTAGGCTTGCCCAACTGTAGGCGTAAAGCTCGCGTTATCCTGCGCAAGTGGCGGCAGTCCGGTTAATGCCTTTAGCCTGTCTAGTAGCGCCTTTGATGTTTTATAGTGGTTAATCATTTCGCTTTAGCTACCTCTTCAGATAAGACGGCAGGAAAGTTATTTACGGCACGCGCAACCATTTTGCTAGACTTGGCTGACCATCCATCCTCTAGCCTCTGCGCATACGGTAGGCTGTTAGTCATAAAAAAAACCTGCCCAAGCTCCAAGCCGCTGATTGACTTGTAAAGTCGTGTCGTGCTGCCGTTTTTCTCTGCCTGACCATCAAAAGTGCCGTCTTTTGTCGATTCATCAGCAGAGCCAAAAGCAAACATCCAGTTAGCAGCAAATCGCCCCGTATCAATCGGCGACTCAACAATAATCGATGTACCGGTGCGAATCAGTGACTTGCTAACAACCGTCACAGCCCTGTCATTGCAGAGCTTGCGGAATTCGGTTATCTTGCTGGATAGGTTGGTTATCATTTGCGTAATTGGCACTCATACATAACAACAATCCTAGCAGGGTCAAGTGGCATGAACGCAACAACTCGCCACTTAATGCCGGATAACGTAACGGTCATGCCGATTTCTGGCGCGCCGCCTTTGTAGAGTAATCGGCAATCGCCGGTCATAATGACAGTGCCGGTCGCTTCAACAAACGCCTGCTTGGTCTCGCCGGTGTAGTTTAACCGTGCGCAAACACCGGTAACGCTGACAGATGCAACAGGCGCTTGTACATTGCCGTCTGCATCATAGCCACCGCCGGCTGAGCCTTCTTTGGTTAGCGTGACAGGCGCTCCAAACTTAGTCAGTAGATTTTCTGCCAACGCCTGCATCTTGGAATAAAAAACGGTATCGGTCATACAACCAACTTCCCGTAATTACCAGAGGCCAGAAACGGGCGCATCAGCATATCCAGTTCTGGCGCTCTTGGCTTAACTGTTGGTGTAGTGCCATCTTGGTATTCGATTTCCTCTTCGAGTACATCCGCTTTTTGCTTGGTACGCTTAACCACACCTCCGGCAATAGACGCATAATCCAGAGTCAACCGACCAGCCTGCTGAAGCTCAACAGCCTTTAATGCGGCCTTGTTGATTGCTGCCAACTCCGCCGTTTCGATTCCTGGCAGTTTGTATTCGTCCGCAAGATTGTAAAAAGTGTTGATAAAGTCAGCGCTCAAAACCAAGTCTGATTCAATTTTGCCGACATCAATAGTAATGCCGCGAGCGTCTGCATAGGTTTGATATTCTGATTCGGTAACGTAGCTGTCAGTCGCTAGTGTCGGCATTTTTAGCCTCCAGTAATTCAAGCTGCTTCTTCAGGAGGCGGCGTTCAGTATATTTTGCAAGAAAGTACATGATAGCGGCAGGGATTGAAAACAGGCTTGCAATGGTTGCCATTGTCCATGTTGTTGGGTCAAAGATGCGGGAGAATTCACCGCCAACTGTACCAATCCACATTAAAACAATGGTCACGGCCCCACCAACCCACTCAGCGAATCTACTTAACGCCGGATGGTCAATCAACGCCTGTCCGATTTGATGCGCGATGTCGTTGTTCATCTAATTCTTTCTCTTGCCTGTTGTATCGCCTGATGAGATACCCACAGTATACGATACCGCCAAGCGAGAATCCAATACTGAGCAGCGCCAGATAATATGCACTCAAGTCGCCGCCCTCCAATAAGCAGAATTAGCACGTACAAATCCACCGCGCCGACGATGTAACTGAATGAAGTATAATACATTGTTTCCGTTAACGGAAAAGCAAAAGCATCAACGGCGGCAAGCCAATATAAGCACCCGCTCAACAACAAAGCATTTCGAATACTTGATAAAAGTTTGATAAATACCGCTCCAGATGCGGCAAGGATTAATCCGGACAGGCAGTTGTAGTAAATTGGATTGTCGATATACGCAAAGGCAAGCTCAGTAGATAAATAACCGGCAACGATGATTAACCCTTGCCGGTTGAAATATGAAGCCGCAAGGAATGCAGCTATCATTATGGTGTCTGCCTGAGTGGCGGTCATTTGCTATCCGGAGCGCGGAAACCTGCGTCGTAAAGCTCGCCAAGCGCATCTGTCATTTTCTTGCCAGACATCCAAGGATTCACAGCCAAAGCATCCTCAATAAACTTTTCGCGCTCTGTGCGAAGTTTGCGGAATTTAGTGCCATGCAGGATGCAAGTAATCGCCCACTCAAATCCTGATTTGTAAGCAACGGTCGCGTGGTCAATAATAATGCATTCAACAGGCGCATTTGCCTCAGCGATGTTCATGGCCTCGCATCTAACGCCAACAGGAGGCACCGCACTGCCCCAATCACTACTCTCCCAATCCATCTCATCCACTCCAAATTAAAAACCCACCAACAGCATACACCGTTAGCGGGCTTTGTCTAACTCATCGGATGAGTCACTTCTTATCCGGCTTTTTCTCGCCGCTGCCTTTCGGTTTTTGCTTTTTAGTTGCCATTTGTTACCTCACATATACGGGTTCAGTTAGCGACGGATTCATGCGACTTGATAGCACATATCCATCATCATAAGTTGAGCTGTAGCCGATTATCTCAGGGAAGTATCGACCGACAGCAAGCGCGGTAGTGTCGCCAATTGATACAGTCAAAGACTCGCCATCAACAAACAGCTTGGTCGGTTCTGTGTCTGTAGCGTAAGTCTCGCCGCCAATCCTAAACTCTATCCGGTCAAAATCAGCTAGGGAGAATCCATCGGCAAACGTGAAGTTAATCACCACCGGATTATCGCGGCCTTTGATGAAAAAGTTAGCGGCAGTCATAATTACACCGGCGCGATTGTCAGCAGGTTAGCATTCATCACCCAGCTGAATGACTCGCCAACCGCCGGAGAAATGGTAGAGCCATAATCCCAGAAGCCAACAAGCTCATCGTTTGTCGCTGTGTCGTTATACATAACAGCATAACGGAATGGAGCGATTGAGCCGCCTGCCGCTGTCCATGTCGCTGTTGTATTTACCGCAGCAGTGTAAGTTCCTGATGTCTGGCTTGATGATGCTACTGGGACAGCCTGACCACCAGCTGTATAGCCATTGCCACCAGCAATCTCGGTAATGTTAGCCTTGACAGTATTTGTCGCAACTGGCGCTGTGTTGGTCAGAATTACCTTAAATGTGTCTGCACTCATGTCGTGCTTTTTCTCTGCTACAGCCTCAATGAAGCTGTTAAACCGCTGGAATGTTGCCATCTTTTTAAACCCTCATGTATAAATTAATTAGCGAATGCCGCAGAAATAGGCACGACACCGTAAGACATAGTATAACCGTTTATTCTTACGCTTACAGCGCCCGAATGAGTCAGCGAAGCAATGCCGCCAGAATAACTATATTGCGCACCTGATGCAGATAGCAGCCTGTTAAATAGCATCCCAGCATTAGCTGAAGAATAACCTAAGCTGACGCCATCTGCGACTAAAGTATATGTTGCCGCGCCTGTGTCGTATGTGAGCAATGCAGCGCCGCCAGCATGAGACCATTCAGAGCCGTCAGCCTGCAACAGACTATTGAGTAACAGCTCCGCAGCAGCTGATTGATACTGTAGCGATTGACCGTCAGCTTGCAGTACCCTGTTCAGCAGTGTTGATGCCTCGCCACCTGAATAGCTCCAAAATGCGCCATCGGCGTTTAGCGTATAGACTGTGCCAACAGGGGTATAAGTCAGATTGGCGTCATCGCTAAAGTAATTCCACGCAGCGCCATCAGCATTCAGGGTGTATGTGGCGCCTGTCGTATAAAAACTAGCGATAATACCATCACCAACCGCATCAGCAGCAAGCGCTGTTTCCGTATCTGTTTCGTAGTGAATTTTTTGGTAAAGCGGCCAAATCTCCGGCACTATGTCTGACACGTTAGCGCTTGCCGCCGCAATGTCTTTAATCCATTGGCGCACGTTGGCATAAGGCGTCGTGTTCTCACCTGAAATTGCCACCAGCATACTATCTGCACCGGTCAGAGTTTTTAGCTGGTCGATCACCACGTTGTAGCGCGATTTAAAATCGGCCTCTGCGGTTTCTAGTACTGAGTCGCCCTCACCGATCCAAGTTGCTACAGCTTCAACGTGACCTGTTGGAGACTCTGCATTATAAAAAGTTAGCATGCGGTTATTCAGTGCCTGACCAGGTTGCCACTGCGACAGCGATGTGCCACCAGCGGCAACGCCGATAAACAGCACGGGGCATTCCAGCGCTGCGGTCAGTTGTGTGGCTAACAGCGGGAATATTGAGCCATTGACAGTATATGTATCAAATGGATCTGCTGTTGCGACAACTAACGTATTGCTTTCAATGGCGCGCTTATACCACCAGCCAGCAGGGCCAGTGTACGTTTGCGCGTTGTTGGCACGACCTGAGAAGTTTGACTGCCCCCAGAATAAAAACTTGGCGCCCACTGCGATATTTGCGTGAGTATCTGTTGCCGTTACAAAGTTAGATACTCTGACATCGACAGCACCTACACCGACTGCCGCACCTGTTAACGTGCCTGAAAATGTGCCGGTTGGCACTGCGTCGATAACCTGCCATGCCCCACCGTTAAACCGCGCCTCGATAGTCGCGCCAGCAGTTAAGTCAGTACAAGTGCCGTTGATCGCAATGTTGCCGGTGTTGGTATCCTTATCGCGGGCCAGAAACACGTTAGCGGCTGGATTAATCATCAGGATAGTAGGGTTTGACGTTGTGACGATGCCTCTGTCGTTTCCCGATGGGCCTGTACCATCAAGCACGCCGCCAGTTGCAGCGGTGAATATATCGTTTGCGTAGTCAGTGAATGCCGCAGCCGTTACACCAGTTAGCGCCCCAGTGCCTGATGCGGTTGAGTCACCGGATGCCATAAAACTAACCGTGGCTGCTGTGGTGGCGCCAAAAAAATCAACAACGCTATTGCCAAATGCAACGACGTTTTCAATGACGGTTCCTGCTACATCTTTGCGCATACCGCAGTAAGATGCGGTCGTGCCCGCCTCAATATTGCAGCCAGCTATCACGACATTTCGAGCTGTTACTCCTGCGAATGCTGCTTGGATGCCAGCGCGGTAAGCCCCCTCGACAACCGTGTTTTCAATCAGTACCGTGCCGCCGCTGACAGCATTCTGCACGCCATGACGGCCACCACGCAGCCAGCAGCCGCGAATAGTTTGATTTGATACTGCTGAGCCGGTGTTAATCAGTGACTGTGTTGGGCTGGTGCTGGTGCCGCGCACCTCGATATTTTCAATCGTAAGCTTTGCAGCTCCAGCGCTCGGGATATTGATCCCGCCACCAGCTGAAATTATCGCGTGCGGTGCTGTAGGGTCAGTCGGGTCAAACTCTAAGCCAGCAGCTGCACGAATAACCAATTCCATTGCATAATTGCCGGAAGTGGCAAGGCCGGTACTCAATCCGCCCGTTGTGGTGATGATTTCGCCAATGTATCTGTCGCCAGCTCCACCGGTGCGCGCAGCAAACCAAGTCTGATAGTTGGCAAAATCAGCACCTGAACCGGATGCGCCTATCGTTTTAATTACATCAGCCATGCGCCCTCCATTTGATGCCAATAGTTTAGCGGATTATTGCGCCAATAAAAAGGGCGCAATTAAGCGCCCTGATTAAACATGCAGAAACATATCAGCCTTTAGGCTTTTGCTTCTTTGTGGCGTCTTCGTCAACAGGTGGGCCTTCTTCAGCTGGTGCAAATACAGCATCCACGATTTTAAAGCCTTTGCCAACCAATTCAGCCTTTCGCTCTGCGCTTACAGGATGCTGTTCGTAAATAACTTTTTTCTCTTTAGACATATTAACCTCAAAAGAAAGCGGGGCGAACCCCGCATTAATTACGCTTTCGCTTCGTCGCCGATAGTAACAACACCGGCAGTCATCTTGATGTCAGTAGCAACTTTATCCCAGTTCGAACCGGTCCCTAATTCTGCATCAGTTGGAGACTTGCCGCCGTTCGTCTCATCCCATGTATAGCCTTTCAAGCCTAAGCCGAAAGTGTAATCTACTTGCATGGTTGTTTCGATGCGGGTCTGACCGTTGTTGGTTTGGATGTTGCTGATAACATCGCCAGCATCGTGAACGATGGCGGCAGAATCAACCAGTGACAAGGCGTAAACCTTGTTTGGCGTGCCAGCAACGCGCAAGCCTGGAGCGTCAGTTACAATCATCGCCTTACCAAGAATATCAACAACGCGCACGTTCTGAGACTGGAACAGCTGCGGAGTATTGGTCAGGTTGTCGCCAATCAGCTTGTGGTATACAGCACCGGTTACGACAGTTGCAACCAAATCGCCTGACCGGTCGCCAAACTTAGCGTGCGCACCGTTCATGCTGGTGTAGTTGATACCGGCAGTCGCTGATACGTCATTGGTTGCAGACGCTTGGTTTGCGATAGCTGCGCGTAATGCCGTGATAGCTGTATTGAGCTGGTCAGCTAACAGTGCTTCGGCAAAGTTACGGCTTGCCACTTCAATGCCGCGAGCAGTTGGCATTGTCAGCCAAGTCATTTGACCAGGCTCAAAACGGATTGGGCCAAAACCGCCAGCCACTTTCACAGTGCTGTGTTTCAGCTGCGTTAAGTCGGTTGCTGACGCTGAAGCCTGAGCAGCGTAACGGTCAACACGGCGCTGAGCTGAATGGATAGCTGCAAAGAATGACTCTTGCAGGAAATCACCGGTAAAGCCAGTTGTAGTCAGTCGAATAGCGCCATTTGATGCCTGGTTGAACTTGTCGATCATCTGACCTAAAGTCTCAATGGTGGCAGGCATGATGTATTCGTTAAAAACTTGCATTTGTGATAATGCCATGATCGAACCTCATTTATGTTGGTAAATTAAATCTCTGTGCAATAGCAGCCTCTCGCGCTTTGCGGTCGCCGCCAAGATTGCCCTTACCAGATGAGGCACTGCCGCCACTGTTAGAGCCATTCGCACCGCCAGCGCCGTTAGTGGCAATTGCGGCTTTTACTAAGTGTTTGAACTTGCCTTCTTTCGTCAGCATCGCTTCAAACTCTGACCGATTGACGCTTAAGGCACTGCCAGAAGCATCTAAAAAGTATTCTTTGCCCGTTTCAGGGTCAACCTTTACGCGCTGTTTAATCAGCTCTGCAATCACTTCAGCAGCGTCTTTATCAACTGCGAGGTTTGCACCGATTGTATCAGCAATGCCTGAAGCCTTGGTGTCTGCCTGCTTCTGGCTTAATTCTTTGGTGACAGCTTGACGAGTTTCAGCCTCTACGCGAGTGCGCAAATCTGACATCTGCTGTTCAAACCGCTCTTTAATCGCCTTCACATCGCCTTTGCTTTCAGCTTCAGCTAATGCCTTGTCTCTTGCTGCCTGAATCTCAGCTGCTTTTTGCTGCTCAGCTGCTGTCATCTTCGACTCGATGTCTTTGTACTTGGCATCGAGATTATCTAGGCTAGACTTCAGCCCTTTTACTTTCAGCTCAGCCTGTGGCACATAAGCGCCCTCATGCTGCACGTAATCAGACTTCACAAAGTCCGGCAATGTTTCAAACTGTTCTTGTGTTAATGGCATAGGTACAACCTTGCTTTAGTTTCATCCTGCTGCATACGATGCAGCGCTTTGTCAATAATAAACCTTTATACAACAGCGGTCAAACTGCCGGACTCCTCTTGCTCAGCAAGAATTGTCTCAACATCCGAGACGGTTACACCGCCACGCACAAGCAGGCGCACAGCCTCAGTGCGTGAGTACAATGCAGCGGTATAGTTGTCGCGGATTTCCTTCTGCTCTTGCGGTGTCAGTTTAGCCCGTGCAAACTCAGTTGGAAGGTCAATGACTACTTGTTCTAGCTGCTGCTCAATCGCATCTTGCGCCCATAAACCTTCGAACATGCCGCAGTATGAAACTACGCGACGAAAGCAAGCCTCGAGATTATCAGCAAGCGTAACGAGCCGGCTAGTGACTTCGCTGGATTCGTTTTCTGACTGAGTGGCGGTTTTAGTTGCAGAGCCTTCACCTGACGGCCAGACCCCGCCAAGACCGATAATCTTCTGCTTGTTCGCCTCGAAATAACGCTCAAAACCTTCGAGGCTGATTGATGGGTTTAGAGTGCCCATCTCAACACCAAGCGGGAGGTTGTTCATTGCGCGAGCGCCGAAAGCTATGTATTCACGATTGCCATTCATTAGCTGGAATTGCCCCCAGCCTTGGTCAGTCCAGCCTGTCGTGTAGCTGGTTGGGCAGATGTTTTTAATGGTTTCTTTGTAGTCAGCGCTGACACGGTAACGTTCAAGACATGCAGTGGCAATCGGAGACAGCAAGCCAAGCGCTTTAGGCATTGAGCCTGCTGGCTGCTCAATATCTGCGACAACTTCTACAGGAAGCCATTTGAGCGCAGTGCCGCCGACAGTGACATATCTGCGCTCAGCATCTCGTTGAGTGACTAACTCATCATCAAACTTCTGCCAGTAATAATTGCCATCTTCATCCAGCGCCATAACCAGATATTCGGTTTTGTCATCGCGCCCGCCAGTGACTTGATTTAGCTCTGTGCGCTTCTCCATCATCTTTAAGTAAGACAGCTGCATCACACCACCAATGCGGCGGAAGTCCCAGTCTAAAACAGACTCTCGATTGTAGGTCTTGATCGCTGCGCGGATTCCTCTTGATGCAGCCTGTGCTTGAGACATGTTTTCGCCAGGTAATGGAGCATTCATATACTCAGCAACCAGCAAATGCCAACCAACTTGCATAACATTTGATGCGGTCTGCTCAATCAATCCAGCCAGTGATACGCCGTCACCGTCTGCGTTTTGAGTCAGGTAGTTTAACCGGTCTGGAAAATCAAACTCAGCGTCTGTCAGCTTCATCCTACCGAGGAAAGACTTCAGCGTCTGCTGCGTGATTTCATCGAATTCAGCGCCTGCCAAATACTCAGCATAACGCTGCTTAGCTGCATCACTTGATTGGTCAATCTGTGACGGATGCGGCAGGTAAGTGTATCGCTCATTCTTTACAAAGAAGCCACCAAGCACACAATCCCGAACAGATTTTAGCGCTGGCTGAATGGTTGCATAATCAGGATGCGTTGTCGTTGAATTCGCGGTTGCCATTGGTCAGCCCTGTAGTTTTGATTGTGTGAGTATAGCGCAGCGTCATTGAGCCAGTCCAGCGCGCCGGAATGCGTCAGCGTCACGCTGGCGTAGCTCATCTAGCGTTAAAGTTCTGCCGGCCATGTCGGTGAAGCTGGAGATAGGTAGTTTACCCTCAAGGAATAGCTTTGCGTGTGTTGGTCCAAGCGTATCTTCAACAAACCATGACGGCTGCTGCTTGAGCCATGTATCGAATTTGGTATTAGCTTTCACCCGCTCGATTGCAAACTTGTTCAGGTCTTTTCGCCCTTTGTATTTAGGCTTCTTGCCGGTGCGATCTTCTTGCGCTTTGAATAAGCGCTCAGCCTCTTCGGTATCTTTACCGCCAACAGCAGGCTTCATGCCATCAGGCGATTCTTGCCCTTCAACCAAAAACAACCACTGCGAGCGGCAACCGAAATGTGCCGGAATTGTCGGATAATCCTTTGCATGAATCGGCCATTTCTTGAGGTGGCGTCCAGCGCATAAAAGCGTAGTGCGGTTGTCAAGTGTAGCCCAGTAAACTCTTTCACTGAGTAAGTCTTTATTCGATACCGCAAACTGTTCTCGCCCTTCGTTAGCGTAGAATTGCACGGCGGTTCTGACAAGCGCTTCTGCGTGCCTGCTAAGTAGTCCGTCAGTCAACAGCTTTATCTGCGATGTCATATCTTGCACTGTCAGACCGTTTCTATATCCGGCAGATACAACGCCTTGAACTCTTCCAATCATTGCGGTTTTATTCTTGCGCACAAAATCAGGCCAAAGACCGGCTTGCGGCGACTCACCTTCCGTTAGCGCCATCAGCGCCTTCTGCATCCACTCTTTCACTTGCCGCTGTGGTGGCGTTTTCATCCGGATCCCTGCATAACCACCAATCAGCTCTGTGTAGTAACTGGATTCGTATACCGCCAATCCGGTTAACTCTTTAGTTGTTTCTTCCCATGCGGATGAGGTTGCAGCGTCAATTGCTTTGGCGATTGCCTTATTGACCAATGATAGCTTGGTTGGACTGCCAATCGTTTCAGCATCAAGCAGGATAAGTCGCACGGCTTTATATGCTGCGTCATATGATGGAAATACGCGGGTGCGCAAAAGCTCAGTAGCGATACGCCCGAGGTAGATGCTGTGACGGTCTAGGTCTTCTGGTAGGCTCATTTGCTAGCCTCAACAATAAACTGCCCATCAACGCACTTAATTTTGTATTCTTTGCCATCAGAAATCCGCATAAGCGATATGATGCTGATTTTTTTACCGCTGAATGCAATGCTATAGCTTTCAACGCAAAAACCGTTCTTTTCGGATAGCCACCAAGTAAAAGTCATTATTGGAAATAATAACCAGTGCAGCGCCTTTGCTCTTTTGGTTAAAATGCGACCTTCTACAGCACCTAGTTTTGGCGCTAGCTTTCTGAATATATCGACTCTGCTCACTTTGACGCCTCCACAACATGCAGCTTCAAAAGCTCAACGATGCCAACAACTGACACCATTGAAAGCTCACCATCATACTCATGAACCAAGTCATGCAGCCGACCATAAAGCTCTTGCTCTTTGCTGAATTTTGGCTGCGCTGGGAATTTAACGGTGTTGCTCATCAGCCAAATCCTTAATTATCGTTGCCAGTAATTGAATCATCTTATCAGTATCGCCGGTATAAGTCTCGCCATTCGCTAGACGCCTAATGTCAACGATGCAAATCACATGAAACTCACCTGGTAGCTCAACAACAAAATGCGGCTGTCTTTCGTTTAGCTCAATCATCCTGCGCGTGGGCCTCTTGACATTGGCTTGATGACAGGGAAGGTATAAGCAAGCGGGTAGCCGAAAGCATCTGATTTGTGGTCTAGACCGCTTTTCTTGTCTGGCTCGCCGTTATCGTCATAAGCCTGCTGTTCAATACACTTTGCAGTATCTGGGCATCTTAATGAGTTAATCCACAATCTTCCGGCAGAGAATTGGCGATTCACGCAGTTTACTCGGTCTTTCACTCTCGGGTTTGAATCGTGTGCTCTGACCTCAAAGCCGGCCATCTGAAGCATGTTAATGTCAGAGGTTGATGCACCTTTGCTGCTGGTGTTTTTGCCGCTTGCATCCGGATAGATGATTATCTTATGCCCTTGCGATTTCCATTTATCATTGATTAGATTAATCATGTACGGCGTATCTTGCCCGTTAGTTATCTCTTCAACGCAATGCCAGCCATTAGCGCGCTCAACGAAAATACACGCAGCCATCTTGTTGACGTTAAAGTCCATGCCGATGTGCAGTCTTTCGCCTGCCTGAATCGATTCTAGGCTGTTTTTGGCTGCTCTATCGTATTCAGGGTAAACGCTACCAGATGTCAAGTTAACAAACTGCCCGCGCAAATACGCCTGAATCAATCCGGATGGGTAGGTTTCAAGCAGCGTACTTATGTAGTCGGGTGGTAAATATTCGGCGTTTTCGTATGTTGACGCCTGAACCATTGAATAGCTTGGCGTCGGGTCTTGTTTGAACTTTTCATAGACAAATAAAAACCCCTCTGGTGTTGTTGTTACACCTATACCGTTTTCAACTCCATCAATCACCAAGCGCAAGCGGGCAACAATTTTATTCCAAGCATCATGCGCTTTCTTTTTTGGCAGGGTGTCGATTTCATCAACTAATGCGCGGGCGATTTTAAAACCAACGATAGAGCCAGGATTATCCATTGACCGGCAGATTACCGTGCCGTAATAGACTCTGCCTCGATAAATATGAACTTCTTTATGGCTCTCAATTATCTCAACGCGAAAACCCATCAACTCAGCGGCTTCTGAGAATGTCGGATAGAAGATGTCTCGAATAGATGGGTAAGAGGTACCGAAATAACCCTGTACTGTCTTTGGGTGTCTTGCTGAGAATATCAGCAAGTCCAAGCATCCAACAAACGTCTTCCCGCTACCAAACCCGCCAACGTATGCGCGGTATTTAGTGTTTAAGCCGTTAAGGAATGTATTCTGCGGCGCGCTAAGACTTAGCATTCGTTACCGATACATCAGCAACAGGCTGGCGGACTTCGAATGTGACATTAAGCGGGATTGGCTTCTCATCGTCTTTGCGGTTTTCTGGCTTATCGAAGCCAAGCAATTTAGCCTTACTCATGGTGGCATTAACCGCAGCGGATGACTGAACCGTCTCAGCAGATAAGGCGGCTTTGCGGGCTTCTTCAAGCTCTTTGAGTAGGTCTTGCAAGGTGATTCCGTGGTTAGCTCGAAGGGCTTCGCGGATTTCATCCACCCTTACTGAAACCTTACTATTCGAAAGAAGCTCAGAGGCTCTCACGTGAACTGATTCAGGCTTTGCAGTTGAGTTGTATGCTTGTCGGTATGCTTCGCTGGCATTGCCAAGTTGGACGTATAACTGGCAGAATTTTTCTTGTTTTGGGTTTAGCTCAGACACGGTCTGCACTCCTTAAATCGTGGTACAACCACTGGAGTTCAGTATAGCTTGTGCGCGTGAAATAAAAAAGCCTGCTTATGCAGGCCTCTTGACTTCGTTTAGAATGTATCCATTGCCTGATGGCAGCAGCTCGCCATCTTTAATCATCCTCTTCGCCACTTCTCTGCTATTCGACCCTAACTCATCAAGTCGGATAGGGCGCTTTGCTGCGTTGCGTCTAATATTACGATGGAGGCTCATGATTCACCTCTTGCTTTGGCGAGTAGCCAATCAATTTTTGAGCTGTCTAAATACT